TTGGTTTAAAAAAAACGTGAAAATTAATTTCTAAAACAGGTTTTGTTCTAGCCTTGCTAGACAAGCCTGTTTTTTTATAGGATAAACAGTAGTTATCTTTATCTATCGCCTATCGTGAATCAGGACATATCCTATCTCATTCTTTCACACATACATTGGGAAAGCTCACTATCTTTAGTCTTTTGCCTGTTAGCACACACGACAAGAGTCAGGAAAACATGGAGTAAAATATCCTATATGCACTAAAAAAGAGGTTGACCCTCTGACAGACAGGTTGAGGATTGCTGAAAACAGAATCGAGGTTCAAGCTGACCAGATTATCGAGAAATTATCTCGTACTGATTTTGACAGATTGGCTAATGACAGAGGTTTTCAAAGCGCGACTCAAGTCCAGAACATCGTCAAGAATTCTGTCGATGGATTTCAAAGAACCATCTCACGAATTGAAACCAAGTTAAGAGATGTTATTCGTAATGATAACCTCTTGCAGAACTCTTCTATCATTCCAGCGGGTAGTGGTTTGGAAGGGACTTGGGGATTAAGTGTTTCTGGTGGTAACGGTAGAACCGAGGTTATTGATTTAAGAGATGCGCCACATGCCGCTATCAAAAAAGGAATGCGTGTTGTAGGAAATACAAACGGCGGAAACAAGGATATCGCTCAAAGACTCAATTTGGTTGTTGGCGAGAAATATACAATGTCTTGTTGGGCAAGGGTCTCATCGTCTAGCTCAAGCCATAATGTCAATCTTTTGATGCGCTCTTGGACCACAAATGATACTAATCGTATATTATTCAAAACTATCTCGAACAAAGATTGGGTACGATACCAATTTACGTTTACTGCAGATGCTATATTTAACAGTATTCAATTTGGACAGAATGGAAGCGGTAGTCTTGAAATTTGTGGTATGAAGCTTGAGCATTCTGACCGTATGACTGACTACGATATTAACTCTTCTGAAATCGTGAGTGTTGCTGAATTTAACGATGTAGTCGATACGGTTAAGAGTCACACACAGACCATTCAGCGACAGAATGAGTCTATTTCACAAGTGCTTCAAACTGCTGACGGTCTAGTTAGTCGTGTATCTAATTTCTTGGATGACTTTAACCTGGTATATGATCCAACGAATTTCAGTAAATGGGTCAAGAAATTCGCTGAATCAAATGTTATCGAAGTTCAAGCTGGAACCAGGTTGCTACGAATTACAACAGCCGGCAAAAATCAAGCAGTCTATCATGGATTCGCATTGCCACTTAATACATCGACTTTTACAGCGGGTGAGAAGTTAAGTTATCGCATGGAAGTATGGGTAGATGTATTACCAGATGGACCTCTTGGAATCGAGCTATGGGCTTCTGATGGTGGACTTGCATCAGATAGTGTTACACTCACGAAAACTGGAACGCAAATCATCACAGGTACGATGACTGTCCGGAAATCAACGACTAAAGCGAGAGAATTTCCTCTTGAAATTTGGTTGATGAAGAACGGTCAAGTCGCAATCGGTCAGGTATCTCTTATCCGAGGAGATACACCGCCTAAGAGATTTACTGACAATACATCCACACAGGATGTTGTCACACAGACTCAGGTATCACAACTACGTGATTCATACTCTATCCAAACCCTTACAGGTCCTGGAGAGATATCTTCTCAAATCAATCTGAATAGCAATAACATTCTGATTGAAGCTGCTAAAATCCGTCTAAAAGGTAGGACGCTACTAGACGAAATCACGGCTATTGACGGTTATTTCAAACGTTTATTTGTCGGTGATGCTAGAATAGGAACTTTGAACACGGATATCATTCGCTCGAATTCGATTGCAGCAGAAAAACTGATATTTGACACAGCACTAGCTAAGAAACTTGTAGCTAGTGATGTGTTCACTGATACTTTAGCAGCTAAAACTGCATTCATCAATAAGCTACGTTCAGTAGTGGTATCAGCAACATTTCTTGAAGGTTATAAAGGTAAAATCGGAGGATTCCAAATTGGAACGCACGATAAAGATCCAACAACCTTCTGGATAACTGGTTCTAATAGTTTCAGAGTCGGTATGTCGGACGGTGGATGGCGAGTCAAACAAACAGCCTTATGGGTAAACTGGGGTAACAACTGGGATAAACCAGGAAACTATGCTTGGTTCGTAAATAGCGATGGAGAAATGCACTGCTACAACAAAGCGCAATTCTGGAATGTCCCTCGTGTTCACGGGAATCTTGAAGTCACGGGTAATATCTTTTATTTCATTGACAGAGAGAAGAATAAAGTTGGATACTATATGCACTCTGATACGTTTACAAGAATTCAGGAAAACGCTGGATATGCCTACTTGTACAGACAGTCAGGAGGATATGCTTGGGTTTCTTTGAACAAGGATATTTCAGACCGTAGATACAAGACCAATATCCAAGACAGTCAGGTGTCAGCGCTCGATGTTATCGAGAAGTTGAAAACTTACAGCTATCGTAAAGAATACGATGACAAGATTGAAGATATTTCATGCGGTATCATGGCTCAAGATGTCCAACAAGTCGCACCAGAAGCGTTCTTTGAAAACCCAGATGGCGCATACTCTTATAATACATTCGCACTTGTACCTTATTTAATTAAGGCTATCCAGGAATTAAATCAAAAAGTTGAAAGGTTAGAAAAAACAACATGAACGAACAAATTGATCAACAAATTGACCAACTGGTCATCGAAGAATTAGGAAATGATGTTGCTGCTTTTTCTCACAAGGCAGCAACATACAAAGCATTGTGTCGCATTGCAGAAGCAGAACTGCAACAACTCAAAAACATTATCAATTCAGATGAAGAACTTAAAGCAAAATTTGAAGAAGTGAAATTGAAAGGACAAAATTAATGGAAGTAAATAACTATTCATTGGCTACTAAGCCATACACTCGTGGAGCAGGCAATCAAATCACTACAGTAGTTGAAATTCGACTACAGGATGGCAACCGCTACAGCACCAACCAACGTGAACTCGTTGGAGACCGCACTCAAGAAAACGAAGAAACGCTTATTCAAGCGGTTCTTGATGTTCTTAAAGCCGAACTAGATCCTGGGGCAGCAATCGTACAAGCTCAATCTAAAATTGAGCAAGCTGAACAGAAGCTAACTCAAACTGAAACCAAGCAGAACCAACTGCTTGAAATCACTGAGAGAATCAATAAAGTAGTTCGTGTTATGGCTCAAGATTCTATCATGGGTGAGAAAATCGCTTACGGTACTACTTATAAGGAACTCGTTGAACTCTTTCCACTTGTTAAAACTGATGAGAGCTACGCTCCTGGTTCAATGTTTGCGATTGAAGACCCAGAGCACGTTGAATTGAACGGCGAAGGGAAACGCATCCTTATTCAAACTAACCAACAATTCATCTACCAGGGAGAAACACTTCAACAGCTAGAAGGCTCACCATCTCAAAATGGCATTCTTGCAGTGTGGAAATGGCAAGCGCCTAAATCTGAGCTAGAAACTCAACCTGTTCAATAGGATTACTACACTAAAAAAGGGGGTGATTCAATTGGATTGGTCAGTATTTATGGAAAGAATCACGACGATTCTTGTAGTGATGATTCCAAGTTATTTTTCCTACAGAAGCACTCAAACTTCAAAAGAAGCTGACAAACGTTTGAGCGATCTATCTGATAAAATCGTAGATCTTGAAAAATCAGTTCATGCAGTCGAGGAGATAGGTAAGGATAACAATAAAAATCTGTCGATGATTGGCAAAGGATTACAACGAATCCAACGGTTTCGACTACAAGAGAATTTGAAAAAAGCTATCAAGCGAGGTGAAACGAATCAACATGAGATTGAAGAACTCTCCAAACTTTACGAAAGCTACGTGGAACTCGGTGGAAATGGCGCGGTTAAGGTATTGTTCGAGAAGTTTCTCGAACTAGAAATTAAAGAGGATAATTAAAATGAATCAAATTAACGAAATTATTATTGCTTTTGTTACAGGATTTTTAGCAGTAGCGACAGGCAGCATCATCAAAGCAGTAAAAGATTACCTTATCAAAAAAGGTGGCGAACAGACTGTCAAGATTGTCGAAATCTTGGCCAAAAATGCAGTCAATGCTGTGGAGCAGGTCGCATCCGAAACTGGCTTTAAAGGCGAGGAAAAGTTGGAGCAAGCACGAACTAAAATCCGTGCTGAGTTAAGTAAGTACAACATTAACATGGCTGATAAGGACTTAGAAACGTTCATTGAATCTGCAGTGAAGCAGATGAATGATGCGTGGGCCGAGAAATAAATCAAGAGAACCTTTTTAGGTTCTCTTTTTTAACATTTAAAGAAAGGAGCAAGACTTGAAGAAAACCATCGAAAAGAAACTTGAAATCACATCGAATAACAGAGATGTAGATAGACTCCACCAGGAATTTTTTAGTATGGACAAGAATATCGCTGGATTCAAATTCACTCTTGAGAATCTAACCGCTAACAAGGTCATTTGCTTATTTTACTTCAAGAAGTCTAAACGATATTCAACAGTTGATGCGACAATCGAAGATAATGCCTTCACTGTAAAATTTGACACTTCGTTGATAACAATGGATGAACCTGTGGTAGGATACATCTACTTTGAAGAGATTGAAAAATCTGCTGACGTATATAGTTTCCAGTTCAATGTTCGAGTTAGTGAACTTGATAAGTCTAAGAATGCGCCTGTAATCGAGCAGAAGACAGGTCGCATCGTAGACATTGATAGCATTGTTACCAGGTCAGAATTAGAAGAAATTCTCAAGACTATTCATATTGAGAGTGCTGCACAAGACAATTCAGAGATCATTAAACGTTTAGCAGCCTTAGAAGCTAAGCTTGAAATCGACACGAGTCAGTTCGCTACGAAGGAAGAGATACAGAATATTTCTCTCACTCCTGGTCCAAAGGGTGACCGTGGGGATCCTGGACCACAAGGAAACCCAGGAGAAGTTGGTCCTCAAGGACTTCAAGGTCTGCAAGGTCCACCAGGACCTAAAGGAGCAGACGGTTTACAAGGTCCTCAAGGATTGCAAGGTATTCAAGGAGAGCGTGGTCTAGACGGACAACCTGGACCTCGTGGAGAACGAGGGGAACAAGGCCCTGCTGGCTTACCTGGACAAATCGGACCTCAAGGGCCAATTGGTTTAACTGGTCCTAAAGGTGCCGATGGCCGTGATGGTGTGGGGATTCCTCAGAAATTGAGCATTGAAGGAAACACCCTAATCTTATCTGATGGCGGTGGCAACGTCACTCTACCGACTTCGACTGGTCAGAATAACCAAGCGAACCAGTACGAAATTCACGGTCAAGGTATGCCAAACGGAAAGATTACTGCTCCAGTAGGTACGACTTATGTGGACACAGTAGCCACTAATGGAGCTTTGAAATGGATTAAACGCTCAGGAACTGACAATCAGGGCTGGGAGGTGCTGACTGGGGACACTGGTTGGCGTACTCTCCCTATCGTGTCAAAATTGGGTAACTCTTATCTCAAAGTAAGGCGCAAAAATGACACTGTGATGTATCAATTTGGTGGGCTCTCTTGGGGGTGGTTTGGTATTGTAAGGCGTGGAGGTGCGGGGTATCAAGTCCAGCCTAGTGACCGCGAGAGAAACTGTTATATCTTAGGGTTGAACGCTGTCCCTCAAGGGTTCCGCTCAGAGTTTAGCCTTATTGGCGGGATATACAATGACAAAGGGGTGCCTTATGGC